CTTCGGGATGGCGCCGCCGCCGATGAGGCCAGCGAGCCCGCTAAGGACGCCGCCACCGGTCCCGGCCGTTCCACCAAGGAGGCCGCCGAACAGTTGCGAGATGACGCGATCGGAGGCGACGTTGATCAGCTTGCTCGCGATGGTGCCGGTGAAGTTGTTCAGCGTCGAAGCCAAGGACGTGCCGGTGCGCAGGTCGTTCAGCATCCCTGAGAACGCGGAGTTGGCGAGATCCATGGTCTGCCGCAGGTTGTCGTTGAGCTGCGCCTGCTCAATGATGCCCTGCGCCTGCGGAGTCGCGGTGTCACCCACGATCGACCGAGCGCGCGCGTAGGCGCTCTGCTCGCCGCTGGTCCGACCAAGCTGCTCGCGGTCGAATCCCGTGTCGCGGGCGAACTGCGTCAGCTTGACCTGCTGAGCCGCCGTAGCCGTCTGCGCAGCGAGGCCCTTGATGGACGCCGCGAGCGCATCGCTGGCCGGTACGCCGGCATCAAGCAGGGCGTTGTAGCGCCGGGTTGCCTCGGCGTTTGCCTCAAGCGCCAGACCATTCTGGCCGTAGTTCTTCTTGGCGTTGTCGAGTGCCTGGTTCTGGTCCCGAAGGGCCCGGGTGTAAGAGTCCTCGTCTTTGACCTGCGCCTGCGTGGACGGATCACCCATCTGCCCGGCCTTGCGGTAGACCTGGGCGCTGTACCCGGGGCCCGTGCCGTAATTGTTCAGGGCCTTCGCCTCGTCGCCACCCGCATCTTTGAGCTTCATTTTCAGGACGCCGGCGATGCCCTCCACCATCGTAGATTCGTTCATCCGGTCGAAGTCGGGCGGCAGGAACCCACGGCGCACGGCGTCGGCGGCGGTGCCCTTGGTGATCTGCCCCAGGCCGTAAGCCGTGCCAACGGATCCATCCGGGTTTTTCTGCGTCGTGTATCCGACGTTGAGCTTCCCACGGGACTCGATCTCGGCAATCGCCGCGATCAATTCGGGGCGGACATTGCCATACCGCTCATTCTGAGAGACGGAGTTGATCTGCGCCTGCACCGAAGGCGACATGCGTGAGTAAGCGCCGCCGATCTGTGCCTGCTGCAACTGCGTGGTCTTCTCCAGTGTGCGCAGCATGGTGGTGCGCTCGAGCTCAATGGACTGCAGCCGGGCGTTGATGTCGTCCTGGTTGCCGCCGGCGCGTAGGACGTCCCGACCCTTGTTCGCGGCATTCTCTTCGATCTGAGCCGCGCTCTGACCCTGCGGCGTGAAGCCGACGGTCCGGTTGCCGAACTGAGCCGCGCGGACGCTGTCGGCGAAGGCCGAGCCGCCGGCCTGGAGATCTTCACGAAGCTGCTTGGCCTGAGTGAGCAAGCCGGCCATTGCATTGCGCGACGCGCCTTGCTCATCGAATTTGATCTTGGCGAAATTGTCGGCGATGTCCTTCGCCTGATCCTCAATCTTCTTGATCGCCTCGCGCGCGGGGTCGAGGCCGCGCACGATGTCACCGATCCGGAGCGAGACACGGTTCTGCTGGGCGAGATCTGACCGCTGGCGCTCCTTCTGCACCTCGCCCTGGAGACGCGTCACCTCGGCCTGCGCCTTCGCGGTATCGCCAGCACCAATTCCAAAGGGCAGGATGCTCTGACGAGCCTGAGAATTGGAGAGCACCTTCTGCGCGGTCTCGAGGCGGGTCTGCAGGTCGCCGCCCGTGATCACACGGTCGATCACCCTGCCGATCGCGTCGACTTCGCCCGAGGTCGTGTTCTTGAACGCCTCCCACTGCTTCGTGAAGAAGCCGAGGCGCTCGTCGGCCTTAGACAAGCTGGCCACGTACCCGTCGAACAGCGCCTTTTGCGCGCCGAGCGTGTTGCCCTGCGCCTGAAGCCGCTGGATGGATTCGCGCTGCGTGTCATTGAGGAACCCGAGCTGCTTGTTCAGCGCGTCGGCGCCCTTGGACGGATCAGCGAAGGCCTCAGCCAGCGCCTTGCTCGCCTCAGGAAGCTCCTGCCCCGTAGTGGTGGCATAGTCGCGCGCCGAGGCGATCAGGCCGGCATACATTTCCGTGCCGATCTTACCGGTCGCGGCGAACTCGCCTGCCATCTCACGCGCCGACACGGTGGAGATCTTGCCAGCCGCAGCCGCGTCGGGCGCCAGCCGGTTGATGCCGCTCACGGTCGCGCCGGAGCCGCGGCCGGCGCCATCAAGGTTCTGAGTCAGCTTCCGTTGGCCCTCGCTGTAGGAATAGGTCGCGTAGGCCGCCCCGGCGACGGCCGCCGTGATGCCGCCGAACACCAACCGCGCTGGCGACAAGAGCTCGAGGATCTTGTTCTTGACCGAGTTCAAGCCGCCGACGAGGCCGCCCTGGTCGGACTGCAGCACCTGCGTGATCTGGCCGCCCTGCTGTGCGAGCGTTTGGAAGGGCGAGATGCCCGACGCCAGCGACGTGACGACGTCGTTGATCTGGAAGCCGAGGTTCTGCCAGGCGTAGGCGTTCAGGCCCGTGCTCTTCGTGAGCCGGCCGTTCGCCTCGTCCGCTTTCCGGATCTCGTTCGTCTGGTTGAGCATGGTGGCGCGCGCGCGGTCGAGCGCCGACATGCGCTCGCCCTCGCTGATCGCGCCGACGCGAGCAGCCTGATTGATCTCCTCCTCCAGGGAGAGGAACTGGCGCTCGACGGCGAAGAGGGGGCTAAATTTGGCGCGCAGGGCGTCGAGGCTGTTGCCATACGCCTCGATGTCACCACCGCGGTCCGGCACGATCGTCTGCTTGTTCACCGCGGCCTGAGCCGCCTGCTTCTGGGCCGCCGCGAAGGCCGCAGTCGCCGAGGTGATCGAGCCGAACTTCTGCTGCAACTGCGTCAGGCGCTGGTCGTATTCGCCGATGCCAATGACGCCCTGACCAATCGCACGGTCAAGGGTATTGAGCGCGCGCTCGTAAGCCGTCGTCGCCTTGACGGCCGGATCCAGGGACGCGGCCACGCGCTGATAGGCCGTCGCCGCCGAAAGCTGGCGCTTCGACGCGAGATCGGTGACGACGGCAATTGAGTTGCTCGCATCACCAAGCTGCTTCTGCGCCTCAGCGGTGGCCAGCAGGTCGCGACGGACGGCCTCGCCGCCCTCCGAGATCTGCTGGACGCGGATGCGCCGGATGGTTTCGATTGAGGCCATGGATGATCCGTGCGAATCCGTTCAGGCCGACAGGGAGACGGGCATGAAATGGATCCTGCTTTGGTTCGCGGTGAGCTCGCAGGGCGCACTCACCTCAGGCTCAGCGGAGTTCGAGAGCAGCAAGGCCTGCGAGGCGGCGAAGACTGCGGTGCAGGACACGCTGAATGACATCTCGAAGGAGCTCAACAACTACAGCCGCTTCGCGCGCAGCCGGTGCGTTAGCTCGCAGACGGGGCAACCTGCACAGGGGTGACCGGCTTCTTCGCCAGTCGCCTGAGCAGTCCCTTCATTCCAGCGAAGTCGGTGATCGGCACCTCGTCCAGCACCTGAGGCTGGGTCGGGGTCCGCATCCCGAGGTATTCGGCGTCCATCTCCCGGATCACCGCCAGGAACCACGGGAAGTCATTCCCCGTGATGCCGTGCTCTTTTGCAAATGATCGGATCGCCATGGATGGGATCCGACCTTCACCTCCGAAGCCGAGTGCGCGGTCGGTCGTCAGCTCCCAGAAGGCATTCCAGAGAAACTGCAACCCCGCGAGCAAGGCCGGCCGGGCGATGTAGCCCGGCGGCAATGCCCTACCACTCTCCTCCAGCCGCTTCAGGTGCTTTGCTTTTGGGGACCAGGTTACGTGCCAGCGGAGGCACTCGCAGAGTTTCCCACGACGGCCTCGACCTTGTCGGCCTCGAACTCCTCCACGACACCTGCCGCGTATGAAACGGCGTCGCGGAGGGGGCGATAGTCCGGGTTGGTCAGGAAGGTGGTGGCCATGTCCTTCGAGTAGGGCAACGGCTTGTCGTTCTCGTCGGTGAGTCCCGACCAGTCGATCAGGATGGCCTCGACCATGCCGCGCGCCATCAGTTCGTCGAGAACACCCGGCTGCAGCGCGCCGTTGGCGCGATTGCCGACGCGCTTGTCCCGACCGAGGCCCGCGACCTGCTTCGCCATGAAGGCCGTGAAGTCGGTGTTGGAGAATCCTCGCACCTTCAGCTTCACGTCGCCCATGCCGGGGAGGTCGGACACCCAATCGCCGCGCTCCGCTCGCGCGGTGTTCACCTTGAGAGCCGTGATCTTCACTGGTCACCTAAGACGTTGGAGGGCTGGGGAAGCCACGCCCAAACCGCGCGGCTGAGAACTTGAGAGACCAGGCCGGAACTGACGCCGTACCTGGCGGCGATCGTCGACACTTTTTCGGTGCCGCGAAGGCTGCGAATTTCGAGAACCTGAGCTTCGTTCAGACGAGACCGGTGGTTCTGGCTACCTCGGTTATGAGTGCCGTGGATGACCTTGTCGGCACGGTTGGCGCTCGGCGTCTTCCACGAGAGATGGCCCGGATGGACACATCCACTATGACCAGCGCCGCAGCTATGAGCGGCCTCGTACCAGGGCTCGGGCGGCGGGCCATTAACGGCTTCGCACATGAAGCGCGAGGCAGTCGTCATCTTCCTGTTGACCTGGATGTTGCAATAGCCGTTGGCCATCCTAGCGAACGGCCAAATCAGACACTCGCCACCGGTATGGCCGACGTGATCCCTGATCCACGCCAACTTGACCTGACGCCCCAGGCCGCCGGCTGTTGGACTGCCGTGGCGCCATTGCCTTTTGTAATGCGCAACGCACAGACCGCTTGATCTAGCCGCCTTGCCGCAATCAGCGACGGAGCATAGGCTTTTCGCAGCCATCTTGACCTCTTCCCAGGTTGGGCCGGTTAGAGCCGCTCGAACGTTCCCGCGTTCGGCGGCTCGCCTGTTTTATGCTCCTTTCCTCGGATTTCGGCAATTTCTCGATTAGGCCGCCGCCACCTCGAAAATCTCCGAGTCGATGTCGAGCATGAAGGTTTTGGTCAGAACGTCGTCGGAGGTGCCGCCGCCGTTCTTTTTCGACATCACCAAGGCTCGGAAATAGTCCATCGAGTCGGTGCCGGTCGGCGTGAGCCGATCCGGGTACACGATCTTGAAGGCGAACTTGTTGCTGGTTGCCTCGGCGGCGACGAGGGCCGCCTGCCCGACATCATTGGTGTCGCGCCCGACCCGCAGCGTCATGCTGCCCGCGTCACGGGTGCCCTTCGCCTTGCGGGTGCGTCCCTCGTTCAAGACGCTGAACTTCACGGACGAGGACTCGTCGCCGTATTCTCCGAGATTGTTGACGAGGCCGACCTCGGTCCAGCCGGACAGAGCCGTGAACTCGCTCAAAGTATCCACGGTTGAAGCAACAGCGGGCCCGATGTAGATTTTTGCGCCGCTCGCGGTGGTGATGTCACCCATAACTAACTCCTAGAGGTAGCCCGTTACGGGCCGTGCATGTCGCTTCAGCGCCCGGCGTGAAGCGGATGAACCGCAATCAGTCGTAGAAACTGGCGGTATCTCGGAAATCAAACTGAAATGGAATACTGATCGAAATCGGGAAATAGTTGCCGCTGTCGTTGCGGTCGTCGATCGCCGATCCTGAGGGTACGAAGGTCTGCACCCCCTCGAACTTCTTGCTGCGGAACAGGTCGGCCAGCATGTCGACCAGTTTCAGCCCATCGTTGAGACCGTTGGGCCGGGCCGCGTTCACGATCAGGCGGATCGTGCCTTCCTCGCGGTAATACGTGGCGCCGAGGTCCATCTGGACGGTGTTGGCGACGGGGAACTGCACCTCGCCGAACACGCTGCCGTCCTCCGGCGTGTCGCCCTGGATGTTGATGCCGAAGAATGGGCACCCGGGCAGGTTGAGCGCGGCGCGCGCGAGGATCGCCTCTGCCGATGCCCAACGGGCCTCGAGCCGGTCCTCGACCGCCTTGACGACTTCGTGGCGCGGCATCAGCGACCCGGATCAATGAGGATGGCGGGCTGGCGCGTAAGCCAATCCATGTGCCGGTCGGGCCGGCCGCCGCGGACACGCCGCGCCAAGGCCGCCGCCGTCGCCGACTGTGCCCACTTCCCGACCGAGCCGCCCGGGAATGACCGGTAGCCAAACCCGACGTAGGCGATGTTGCCGAATCGGCGCTTCGCCAGCGTGGCGACGCCCTGGTAGACGCCTTCCGGAGCCTGCGAGGACAGCCCGCGCTCGATCTTCCGAGCGTAGGGCGTGGCGTTCAGGACGACGTACCCTTCCGCCGGCGGCGGGTTGGCGACGTCGTCGAATTCGACCCCATCCGCGAACCACACGTGGCTCTTGGAATACTCCGGTGACTTCGGGGTGCTGCCGACCGGCGAGTGGATGATGAGCTGCTCGTCGACCCACTGGATGATGTCGACGAGCAGGTGGAATTCGTAGAGGACGATGCTGTTGCCGGTGACCCCACTGAGATCCCCGCGCTTCGCTCCGTCCACGAAGGTGTCGTGCGTCGGGACGTAGCCGAGCGCCCGGCGGTTGGTCTCCTGGCCGTCCCGGAGTGCCTCCTCGGCCGATGCCCGAAGCTGAGCGCTCTGCCCTTCCGGCGAGAGTTCGTCGAGGATCAGCGCGATGTCCTTCTCGATCGGGTCAAGGCGGACGGAGAGCCGAGCCGCCATCAGCCGCGGAGCCAGAGGTTCACGCGCACCAGCACGTCGTTCATGTAGACCGGCTCGGCCGCCTCGATGTTGCGCTTGCGGCCGCCGACGGTGAGCTTGTCGAGCCGCTTCGGCACGCCAGCGACGGCGAGATTGGTCGGCGACAGGATCGCGGTGCTGTCGCCCTGCTGGATCCCGCCGGAGAGCTCGTCGGGCCGGTAGCCGCGGTGGAAGACCGGGATGTTGCCTGAGAATGCCGGCTTGGCGCGCTCGAGCTTCGCGACCTGCCCGTGGGCCGCGATCTGCCGGTCAATCGACTGGATGGCGTCGGCGGGCGTCATACGAGGACGAGCGCCTGGTGCTGCATCAGCGCCGCCTCAGCCGCGGGATGCGGGAGCGTGGCGCTGGCGCCCTGGACGTAATACTGCCGGCTGCCGAT